GGCTTCGTAAATTTCAGTATATCGGCTACCATCTCCATAAAAAGTCTGAGCAATTCCCCACAGCGTATCACCGCTCACAACCGTATGGCTTTTTTGAGCAGGTTTCTCAGTCGTAGGGCTACGTTCTTCCGTAGCTTTCGCCTGCGGTTCCTTTTTAGTAGCCTCAAGTGCTTTTTTATCTTTGATAGTAACCTTCCGTGGCTTGTGAGACCGATATTGTAAAAACTTAATCTTGTAAATCAGATCATTTTCATATCCTGTCTTGGTAGAGACATCGAACTGCTCCACTAGAAATTTCCCGTTAATAGCAGAACCAAAAGCACCCCCAATCATGAGTTGAATAGGAGTGCCTTCCGTCTTAAATTTACGAATTGAGGATACAAAGGATTCTGGAGAGACACGGCTATTCCGTTGGTAGTTTCCATCGTATCTTCCGCTAGGAATAAAGGATTCAAACTCAATCGATTGAAGCTCTGGATTTCCGACAAGCGGAACATTACCAGTATCGATGATAGCGACTGTTTCGATTCCTTGCTTGTCCTCCAATTTGATTTCTTCTGGATTCACTGGCAATTTAATGCCTTCAATAAATATAAACATCTGCTACCTCCTTCCTAGTAAGCCATGAGGCCGTCGGCGCCATTATTCAAAGCGTCTACAATCGTAGCATTCAAATCATCCAATACGTTAGCATACTGGCCAGCGTTGTTAATGGAGTCAATGTTGGTGACAATCTCTGGCTTCAAGGTAATAAAATTCTGTTGCCACTTCATGGTCGCAACGTCCTTAATCAGCTTGATGTATTCATCGTCCAGTTTGATTTCATCTTCAATCTTGCCAACTTTGTCTAATTTACCACCAGTTGGATTGTGACCGCCTTTTTCTCCGTCGCCTTGTCCAGGGACTGAACTTGCTGGGCTGAGTTCGTAAGGTGTAGTGCCTTGGTCACCCAAGAAATTGTTTCCTGCACCGTTGGCATCTCCAGCACCTTTGAAGAAACCACCGACAGCCTTATCGATACCTTGACCGAATTTATAGCCGTTATTAAAGGCCTCACCGACGCTACCAAATTCAAGATACCCCAGTTGTGGAGCGTCAAGGTGTGGAGTACTTAAGCTGGCCTTATGTTGTTTCAGACCATCTGCCAGGTGCAAACCTTCAAAGGTTTTCTTGACTGGTTTTTCCATGCTGTCAATGGCGTTAGCGATATCACCGGCAAAATTCGTCCGACCGAGAGAAACTGTTCCAACAGCGCTCAGATTTAGACCAAATCCATTCAAGAATCCAATCATCTTATTAAAGCCACCAAGAACAGAGTTAATCATGCCCTCGACTGCACCAATAACACTATTAACCATACTATCTACAAATCCAGCGATAGCGACCGCCATCCCTCTACCACCTTGGGCAATATCATACCATGCCATTTGACAGTTATAAGTCAATTCATTCCATAGATTTATAGCTCCCGTCACAAACCAGTCGATAAAGTCTAAAATACCTATTAAAATAGTTAAGATAGCCTGATAGAGGAACATCCAGAATGCTATTGCGGTATTAACATACCAAAAGATGCCTTGTAGCATCATATTAATCACCCAGATAGCTACATTGACGAGGCCAATAAGTATATCCCAAATTACCATTCCAAGGGCAAATATCGCTCCCATGATGATTCCTGTAGCTGATACGGCTGCACCAGTAAGATTGTTAAACCATGTAACTAAGGCATAGAAGAGACCAATCAGGATAATGACTGCCATCACAATCAACATGATTGGGTTCATTGCCATCACTGCATTAAAACCAGCCATTGCTGTTTTAGCCGCGTTGGTAGCAATACTAAATAGTTTAGTAGCGATTTCCGCTGCATTCATCACAACTACATAAGTTCCTATAGCGAATGCTACAGCAATAATAATTGGTTGAATCACAGACCAGTTATCGATGACAAATTGAGCAATCGGCGCCAACATACTCAAAACAGCCCCAATCATATCCATAGCAAAGATAACCGCTTGAACAACATATTGAAGCACCGTGGCCACAATCTGGGCAAATTGTTGGAAGGCGGATGAGTTCACTATCTGATTAATCTTAATCGATATCGGCTCAATCGCCTTGGTCACAAAGTTCAGGAAGTTCTGCCATGCCCTGCCCCAAGTTAGGGGCATATTGCGGAATTGCTTGTCAATCGTATCGCTTGCTTCCAGCATGGCAGTTTTGACAATGTCGGCCGTAATCTTCCCGTCTGCACCTAGTTTTTTAACCTCACCACGACTGACGCCTAGCTTGTTTGCAATAGCTTGAATTAAGGCTGGTGAAGTTTCAGCAAGAGAACGCAACTCATCACCCTGCAACTTACCACTAGCCATAGCCTGAGTAAGCTGAAGCATGGCACTTTTTTGCTCTTCAATGCTTGCCCCACCTACTACAAAGGATTTGTTCATGGTTTCTAAAAAGGCAATTGTTTCGCCATTATTTTGGAAAACATCGCCAGCCTGCATCCGCATCTTAGCGACACCGTTAGCCATGGTTGTATAGGCTGAACCTGTACGTTGTGCGGATGTATAGATAGATTTTTGAAGTTCCTCTGTCGTCTGCGTACCATCACGGATCATATCTAAACGAGCGTGCATATTGGCATATTCATCTGACATATTTATAGCTTGTTTGGCAGTTTTAACGACTGCAATACTAGCTAAAGCAGTCTTCAATAGACCTTTCAAAGATCCTAACTTACTTAATTTGTTAGAAGCATGGTTCGAAGCATTCCCTAAATCTCTTAGAGCCAGTTCTTCTTTTTTTAGTCCTGCAGCTGCTAGCGTTGAGCTGCTTATAAATCTACCGTTGATATCAATGACTCGCCCAGCTTTATTGACAAAATATTGACTAGAATCACCAGCTTTTTTCATAGCTGACTCTTGCGCCTTCATAGCTTTATCTATGCCAGAGCCTGCATTTTTGACACGCTCCATAGTCGCATAGATTTTATTTAAAGTGCCTGTGACTCTATCGGTCAAAGACATGGTTGTTTGTATATTGGCCAATAGAATCACCTCACTTCTTCATTCTTTTACGTTGTTTCGCCTCTTCGTGCATGACTGCAGCGAAAAAGGCTTTTTCTTCTACATCCATATTCACAAATTCACTAGGGCGAATGTAATAGTTTACGAGGGCGAAGTAGGCAAGTTGTGCCTCCGCGTCCTCTTTTATTAGTTTTTTGCCTCGTCAACCTTGTCTTGGAATGTCTGGTTGATACCGCTGAGTTCGGTTACAGCTTCCAAAATCAAGGCGCTTTCGCCCCAATTAAACATAGTACCGAACAACTCAGAAGCTCCCATGGTTCCATACGAATCTTGCAATTCTTTATCATTAAGATCAGGAACCACGATAGACGCAATACAGATTTCACGGTTATATTTAACACCGTCAAAGACACGCTCTTGACGTCCGTTACGACCAGGCTTATTGACAAAGCAACGGTCATTGATTAAGTCCGCTTCACGAGCGCTCAACACTCGAATTTTAACTGGTTCCTCAAAAGAAGGAAGCAAGACATCCTTGGTCTCTTCCCCCTTTTTATTTTGTTTCAAAAATGCTTTTAATCCACTCACCACTATTTCCTCCTTGTGTTAGTATTTAATTTCTTGGAATTCTGATAGGATATCAAAATCTTGGAATGTGAAGTCTGTTTCTTCGTCAATAACCTCATCCGCTGATCCATCTAGTTTAAAGATAAGTGATTCTTTGAACAGAACACCTTTCAAAACAATTGTGTAACGGCCTGCACGAGATGTGCGGTCTTCGTTGGTACACTTAATATCGATACGAGGCAACAAGCCGTTTTTAACGTATTCCAAAGCCATCTTCTTCAATTCAGGACGATGGTAATACATCTTCACAGTTCCTGTACCTTCTGCACCCACAATCTTACCACCCTTCATACGAGAGTTCAGAGGGGTAACGTCAGCTTTTGTGTATTCAATTTTCGCTTCTAGAGAGATAAGCTCTGCTAGTTCATATTGCTTGTCATTGATTGTAAAGAAGACCGTTCCTTCCTTAGCGGACAAAGCATCTAATTGATTCATAATAGCCATTAGCTAGTTTCTCCTTTCTTAATCACAGATAACCGTCATGTACAAGATTTCCATAGCGTCAGTCAAGACAACTGGCAAGTTTACCACGACTGATTCTTTTGTGATACCTTGTGAAATCTCGATATCTTTCGCTTTATACTCCAAGGCTTGCTTTTGAGCAAGTGGGTCAAGGACCATTGTGATGATTCGTTGTTTAAACAACTCACGACCATTCACGTTGTTTGGTACTTTACCGATGAAGTAGTTCTCAAAGATATACTTGACATTGGTGTTGATATTATCCATGGTGCGGACCAGTTTGTTCTTACCAAAGATACGGCTGTGTTCTGCCGTATAGCTAGTAAATGAGTTCACATCTGACAGGATAATCACTTTTTCATTTCGATAAGCAAAGATAAGCTGACCTTTATTGATGAGCTTTTCAGCCTCTGCTTCGTTCTTACGCTCACAGTCGATAGCGCCTGGATAAGACTTGAATGTATTGGATTGCAAGCCAGCCCCTGCATACTTACCAGCTACGAAGTATACACAGTCCTTAGCGCCTAGTTTCGTACCATCACTTAATGTAACCCCGTTACCGACTGATACAACACCTTCATCGTCAGCGTCCGTGTAATCATTCAAGACTGCAATAACTGAACGACCAGCGTCACGCCATTTCTTGATGTGAGCTGTAACAAGTGCTTTCGTTGCACTTTCATCAGTACCCAGAGCCAATACACGGAAGTCTTGAGTGTCGAGTGCGTTTAGGAAATCTTCAACCTCTGAATTGGTTGTAACTCCATCGGTGCCACCTTCAAGTAAGATTGTTTTATCTTCTGTTGTTAGTGTACCCGTTACATTCACATAGTCGTTTTTAAATGGCAAGGCTGTGATGATTTGTTTATCAACTTCTTTTCCAAAGAAAACGGTTGTTACCTCAAAACCAGTCTCGACTTGTTTTTTGAAGATAACATGGATACTGTTACCAGCCAATCCTTTGTATTTAGCTGTAACAACCATATTGCTTTCTGTTTTCGTTGCCTGTACCCCAGTGTTATTCACACCATTATAGACAAGGACCTTACCAGTTCCTTTCAAGGCTTCACGAATTGGAAGAAGTTCATCAATCGGTTTACCAAATAGGCGACGGAAGTTGCTTGTACCATCAACAAGTGTGAAGGCACCAGGTTCTCCCCAAGATCCAGCAATCATGACTGCTGCAATCGTATTGTCTTCCAAAGGAATAATCACATCATCTCTTGATACGAAATTGATGTAGGCCTTTGGAACTCGTTTATTCTGTACTGTCCATTGTGCCATTAGTTAGCCACACCCTTTCTCCAGTCTTCTAAAATGCGTCTTACTTCTGCTAGTGAGTATGACTGGGCATCTTCCAGCAAAATGTTTAACAAAGTTGCATCATCTTCAAAATACTTGAGTAACGCCTCTTTGCCAAATTTATCTTCAGTGGTTGGTACCACTGGTTCGGTTACATAACCTACTTCTTCATTCGTTTCCATGAGAAGTTTCACCTATCCTTTCTAATATTTGCATTCTTGGTTCTTCTTCAACCCATCGAACGTATCGAGTGATTGTAAACGTGCATATCAAATCATTCGCATTGTATTCCACCTTCAAATCATTGATAGGGTACTGATCCCCCAAATAACGAAAAGAAGGCGAATGAAACACCGTTTCAATCTCCTCAAACTTCTGGTACAAGTCTGTTGTTTTTTCGGTGTAGTAATGCAGCAAGATAATAAAAACCTGCTTATCGTTTTGGTTTGCCAACCGCTTCCGAGTCACAGGCTTCACATCTACAATAAAACAAGGTGTTTTCAATCCTTGCTGGATTTGTTCATCATACACCTTGCACCCAAACACATCTTTGAGTTGCTTGATGACGAGTGGTCTAATACTATAATCCACCTAGTTCCTCCTTTAGCCTCTCTTCGATTTGTTGCGTGATTTGTGGGATTTTCTGTTTAATCTGCTCTTCTGTCAGTCTCATCATGAAGCGTCCCTCTACCCAAGGATTGACCAAGCGCTTGCCAATGGCTGGAACATAACGCCCTACTTGTTGACGGTGTCCACTTTCGACGAAAGAAGCATACTCCATAGGGTTAAATGCGATAACCTCGTACACGTTTCCGTTTTTGGTCACTTCTATCTTCCATGATTGATTGAGCTTACCAGTTAGGCCCTTTGGTGTTCGTTCCTTAACCTCTTTCAAAAAGGCTAGGCCGATATCTTTAGCAGCCTGCATAAACTCAGAATCAATGATTGCCTGAGCCCGTTCAAGTCGTTTCAAGAACTCTTGAACATCACTATCGTCATAGCCACTCATGTCGTCTCACCACAATTTCTTGATGCGTGACATAAACCATCGGGTCTTCACTAGTCAGGTAGTTAACGCCATCCACGATCAATTTACTACCAGCTTTGATAGTAAATTTAGGCGAACAGAAAATCTTGTGTTCTGTCTTGAGTTGATGCGCTTCGTTCTGCTCAGTATTCACTAAGTTACGAACAGAGACACGACAGGGAACCTTCTCGTAGATTTCTTTGAACTCTACAAAGTCAGCTCCGTTGGGTTTCGTACCCTCAACAGCAACAAACACATCCATCTTTTTATCATAGGTCCATTCAATGCTTGGTGTTGCCCGAGATAAGACATCATTGATATTCATCCTACCACCTCAACTTTCTGAACCGCTGTAGCTGACTGGTAAAGTCCAGCAAGACACTTTCAGCACGTCTGGCAAGGTCTGACTTAGCCAATTCGACACGAGTATCTCCAACGGAAATATTCTTGCCTTGGACGGCTTGGTCAGGATTGCAAACAACATAAACCATCTGAATGGCCACAAATCGCAACTCTAAAGGAAAATCCTCACGATTGCAGTAATTAAGAATGTTCTGCATGACTTCATCGACCACTAACTCTTCTGGATAGCCTAGATAACGTTGTTCATACAAGTTAATCAAGGCTTGTCTAGCATCTTCATTATGCTTTTGGATTTCTTCAAATGTCATCTTCTCCATCAGCAGAACCTCTCTTTCTACTTATCGTCCTTAGCTAATTTCTTAGCTAATTTGTCAAGCTCTACTAGAGCCTTATCACGTTCAGCTAGAGCTTGGTCGCGTTCAGCAACTACTGCTCTGTACTCTTGAATGGTATAAGTCC